GATTACAAGATGAGTAAATACTTGGATACTTCTAGATTTATGTCCTTTAACGCACTATATACAGCGCTTCTTTCCATAAAGGCAAAGACATGAGTGAAACTGATGAGTTAAAGTTTCTTCGAGAACTCACTGATTTGGTCGCCCGTATCAAGAAGGAAACCAACTACACCCCAAGTGAGTTTCTAAATATGCTTCATAGGAATGGGGCAATCAATACTGCCAAGACTTTAATCAGACCAGGATCAAGAGAATCTGATGGGTACCAAAAGCTCTGGGAGAAGAATAGGCTTGATCTGACAGTCGAAAATGTTGCTCTTCAACCGCAATGGCAGCATCTCTTCACAAGAGACGAGCTCAAGAATGCACAGAAGAGACTTCAGAAATATAAATTCGATCAAATCCCTGAGATAGTTGGGGACAGCGAAAGCTCTGCAGGATCTAATTCAACTAAACAGCCTTGGAGTCTTGAACATTTGGATCTATGTGTATCCCGATACCTTGGGGAGTTGCTTAATGAACAAGCGGGAAAAGCAGTAAATAAGCAGGATCTATACAGAGAGCTTGAAGCTCAAACAAGTCATTCATCTGGATCTGTGCGCCAGCTCTTTCAGAACATTTCACATGAACTTGAGCAAAAACATTTTAAGATTCTCACCGGTGTTTCACCACTGAGTGGATCATCTTCCAAACTTCGAAACATAATTGATGATCGAATCCAAAAACTATATGTGGCCAATTCAGCAGAAGAGCTGGAAGAAAAATCTGCAATCCTTTCACTTCGTAGTGGTCCTATTCCCGAACCAATTGGTAATCCAAACCCAAGAAGAATTAGCATGTCTAGCACTCAGATTGAGAGAAGGGCCGATGTTGTAAGGTACATCAAGGATATCGCAGATGGTACTTGTGAATGCTGTGGAAACGCTGCACCTTTCAAGGATGCACTAGGAAAACCCTATCTGGAAGTTCATCATGTGGTTCGACTTACAGACGGTGGCCCTGATATTCCGTCGAATGCCATTGCAGTATGCCCAAACTGCCATAGAGCCTTGCACTACTCTGGACATCAGAACGAGCTGAAAGAAAAGCTCTATAAGACAGTGGCTCGCCTGAAGAGGAATTAAGAGTCAGGGACTATGATCCCTGACCTATGAATATCAAAAGAGCCAAGCTACAGAAATTGCAACCTGCTGACTCTTAAGGGACAGGTCTTTCAGCTCTCCCTTCAAGCTTGCCGTATCAGTGGATAGAACCGCTTTCGTGTTCGGACGCTGCAGGGTATCCGAGTAGCGATATTCAAGACCCAAGGCAACGCTCTCAGATAGGTCAAGACGACCGCCAACACCAGCATCCCAATTCCAAAGATAAGCGTCGGCTGCACTCAGTCTGTACCCCTGCTCGCCTTGATCTTTGAAGTCGACCAGATGATAAGACGCTCCACCTAGTGCATAAAGAGAAAGGCTATCAGAGGCGAGAAAATCATATGCAGCATACGCCCCGGCAAACGAATCATCAAACTTCAGGGACTCACCGCCCTTGCGATCACCATACTTCAGGTATCCCACTTTCCCGCCGAGCGTCAGGCCGTCGGCAACTTCCGATTCAAGGCTAAAAGCAGCACCGTAACCCCTAATCGGATCCATATTCCTGCTCTTCACGCCAAGCTTTGATTCTGCGCCAATCACTTCAGATTTCAACCTCATTTCGCTAGCAGTTGCTACAGCAGACATTCCAAGAGCCATGAAACATGCGATCAGTTTTGTCATTTTCATAATTCATTCCTTTTACATTGAGGAACATTCCTCAGACGGACTGCTCTACCAACTGCCTTGGCAGATGTCAGTGTCATCGCCATCGACCACCGTCAGTTTCAAAAATTTCGGTGGCTAGCGTCGGCTCCAGTGACTTGCAGTTTTTCCTTCGCTATTCTCTCACTCGTGGAGGGAAAAATGAATCTGGCTTCGATGATTGAGTTGATACCGTGGGCGATGAATGAAGCCGGGCTTCGAGTTCTCATCACAGTTGCAGATCGTGGAATGGAACCACACGCTCTCGAAAAAAGCCTGGGCAAGCGTCCTGGCTATGCGCACTCATCCACCGTTAGGGATGGAGTCGGAATTGTCCCAATCCAAGGGGCGATGTTCAAAAGAGCAAACCTCATCACCGAGGTGTGTGCCGTCACCAGCTATGAGATGGCATTCCGCGATCTTGCAACTCTCCTTGATGATCCCTCGGTCAAATCCATTGTCCTCAATATCGACTCCCCTGGTGGTGAAGCCAATGGCTGCAATGATCTCGCAGAGTTTATTTTTTCCTCACGCTCCAAAAAGCCGATTGTAGCCTATATCAGTGGGCAAGGCTGTTCCGCAGCCTACTGGATCGCGTCGGCGTGCAATCGCATCGTCGCTTCTGAAACAGCCATGATTGGCAGCATTGGCGTCCAATCTGTTCTTCGATCGAAAAGCGATCCATCCGAGCTTCGCTTTGTGAGTTCCCAATCCCCACTTAAAAATGCGGATCCTGCGACAGAAACTGGAGCCCGCGAAGTCCAGCGCATCGTGGATAGCCTTGGAGAGATATTTGTCGGCAAAGTGGCCAGAAATCGCGCCACTGCGATCGAAAACGTACTGAAATCCTTTGGACAAGGCGCAACTTTCCTCAGCGAAGATGCCCGGATACGGGGGATGATTGATCATATAGCAACATTTGAAGGTCTAATGAGCGAACTGAAAGAAGATGCGGGTTCCGAGCCTGCGATCAAAAACGATACGTCGGCACAGGAGCAGATCAGAGTCCAGGAACGAAAACGGATTGTCACCATTCAAAGCCTTTGTCGGGGGCGGGTATCCCAGCAGTTTTGCGACTCTTTGATCGACGAAGGGCGTAGTGTGGAGGAGGCAGCATTTAAGGTTCTGACGGAGGCCGACCGGGATGCCAAAGCAGGCGTTACGCGATTGGTCGAGGCCGACCGGCTGCTGGATAACGTGACATCCAAAAAGCAGGATGCACTGGAAGACGACGGGGCTGATGCCGACGTTGAACTGGCCATCAAGCTCGGCCTTGTGGCGTGAGGTGAACATGGGATATGAACCAAAATTCGGGGATGTGGCGTCCTATCAGCCTCTTGATCTAATCGCAGGCGATTTCAACCTACTCTCGGAAACCATCACTCTTGAAGCTGGCCAAAACCTCAAACGGGGTACCGTGCTCGGCAGGATATCCGGCTCGGGTAAATATGTGATCTCGGAAAGGCTCAACGATGCAGACGCAGAAATCAAGGATGGCAGTGAAGATCCATGCCGAATCCTGGCCGAAGACGTTGATGCCAGTAAGGGCGATCGCCAGACGATTGCTTACCTCACAGGATCTTTCTTTCCAGGGGGCGTGATTCTTGGCAAAGGGCATACGATAGCCAGCATCAAGGAAAAGCTGGAACTGAGATCGATCTTTTTTCAGGGTTAATCCCACACCACCTCTGATTTTAATCGCAGCCTGCGAACTGGCTGCTCCGTTATGGATTTTTTTGTAAGGTTTAATTTGACTCTTCCGATCTACACAACCTACCACCTGCATCGGGTGGTAAACCGGCTGAAGCTCCAGCCCCGCTTCTTTCTCAATAGATACTTTCCAACTGAAGTCACCCATGAATCCGAGGAAGTCTATTTCGACGTCGTCGAATCCTCCGAAGGCATCTCTCCTTTCGTGCATCCTCTGCATCAGGGCAAGCTCCTCACACACGAAGGATACGAGACAAAATCGTATAAACCTGCGTATGTGAAGGAAAAAGTTGTTCATGATGCTGAGCGCCCACTGAAGCGTCTTGCAGGCGAGCCTTTCGGTGGCTCCCTTAGCGCCGAGCAGCGTATGCGTCTACATGTGGTTTTGGATACGGAGAGGCTGCGCGAACGCCTGCAGAATCGTCTCGAAGTCATGGCGACGGAGGTTTGCAAAACTGGAAAAGCCACGATCATCGGCGAAGGCCTCAGTGCTCAGCTGGATTTTGGCCGTGATCCAGACCTCACGATTGCCAATCTGCCTGACGATCAAAAATGGACAAACCTTGATCTCAACATGACCGAGTTCCTCGAAGACAAAAGTCGCAGGGTTGCAACCAAATCCAATCGCAATGCGCGGGCCAACGACCTTATTCTCGGCTCTCGTGCCTGGACTCTCTTCCGCAACAACAAAGAAGTGAGAGCGGCAGCCACCTTGCTTCGCAACGTGGACTCTTCGGTCGTCCTGACGCCCAAGGAGCAATCAGAGGACATCCAGTACAAGGGTTCCTTCGGTGACTACAACGTATTCGTACACTACGGCACTTATCTCGATGATGGCCGCGAGAAACAGTTCTTTGATCCAGGTGAAGCCCTCCTGATTGGGAAATCCATAGATGGTGTTCGTCACTTCGGAGCCATCAAAGACCGCAAGGCCCAGCTCAAGGCGATGCCGTTCTTTCTGAAAAGCTGGGAAAACGAAGATCCCAGCCACCGTTACATCATGATTCAATCCGCGCCGCTCCTGGTTTCCTATGATCCCAACGCGGCCTGCCTGATGCAGGTGGCCTGATGAGAAGCCTTGAAGCTGAGAATTTCCTCATTGAAGACAGGAGCACAATCGATGGGCACTTCTTTGAGTATTCGGACAGGTCAAGCCAGCTGAAGCCCTCCGTGAACAACCTGAAGGCAATTCTGCATGTGAGCACCGAAGCCGGTAGCAATTTGCAGAAGGGGTCAAGAATCAGGCGCCTTGAAACCGGGGTTATCTACATCATCAAGGAGGCATTCGTCAGCGGGGTCGGTGTGGTCGAGCTGGATCTTGAACGAGTGAAGCCTGGAAGCGATAGTCTTGCCATCGGAAAGTTTTGATGAACAACCGTAAGGAAATAAGAAACGAAGTCCGCAAACTCTTGCAGTCAAAGCTCAATATCAAGAGGTTCAGCGCACGGACGTCGCCTCTTGAATCCGCCGATTTTCCTGCAGCATTGATCTACTTTCCAAGTGAGCAGGTACTCGATGACAAGGACGTCTACACGGAGCGCGAGCTGGAGCTGCGGGTGGAAGTTGGGATCATTCCCAGCCTTGATCCCGAAGATGAGATTTACGGCCTATCCGACGAACTTGAAGCCATTCTGCTCGGGTCATCGCTATCGAAGGTTCTACGGAAGATTGATCTTGTGTCGGTTCATTTTGTGGTCGAAGGCGATGGTGTTGATGTCGTGGCTGCCGCACAGCATGTGTATCGCATCAACTATCTTGTACCCCGAACAGGCGCGATGATTAGTTTGAACGCCGTAGCGTAAGGAGCATGATGGGATTCGATGAACTTCTGGCCGAAGTGAGTGAACTGTCCCGACGGCTGGCGAATGTGCTCCGCTATGGCCGCATATCGGCGGTCGATCCTGCAAAGGCCCTCGTTCGTGTTGAATCAGGTGATATCAGGACTGACTGGCTTCCATTTTTCGCAAGAGCGGCTGGAAAGTCCCGAAGCTGGGATCCGCCAGTCGTGGGGGAACAGTGCATGGTGCTTTCCCCTGGTGGGGATCTGACACTCGGATGCGCACTTCGTGGGCTTTATTCTGACACTTTCGATCAGCCTTCTGAACTGGCTGATTTATTTGTGACTGAGACTGGCGATGGATTCTCAATAAGCTATGACTCCGCGTCAAACATACTTTCACTCACAAAGCAGGATGGTCTTAAGATCCAGGTGAAGGCAACGGCCATTTCCTTTGAAACGGACAAGGCTGAGATAAAAAACGGCACCTGCAGCCTGATACCTGCGCTGGCTGAGATGGCTGAAATCATTGCGACCAGCAAGACCCCTACGATGATGGGTGATCGGGAATCCATCGGCAACGCAACCCGGCTTCCTCCTTTGAAGGAGAACCTGGAATCATTTGTTGGATAGACATGCCGCTGCAAGGATCTGAAAGCGCCCTCGCTTCTGAACTCAAAAGTGTGATGAAAAACGTCAAGGACTATAACGAAGCCTGGGAAAAAATGGCTGCGATCATCCTCTCTCACATTGCAAAGAATGCCCTGGTTGTCGGTGCATGCCCTTCCGGTGGCGGTCCTCTTTCGGGAGGCAAACTGCAATGATGGGGATGGACCAAAAAACCGGAAAGCTCCTGGTGGGATTGCCCTACGTCCAGCAATGCATTCGCCGAATCATTCGCACGCAGAAAGGCTCGATCCCCATGATGCGTTGGTTCGGTCTTGATCTTATGCAATATGTGGACAAAAGCATCACAAGCGAATGGCTCCTGAACCTCACAGCCGATATCAGAGATGGGATCCAGCGGGCCATTCCATCGGTACGCCTTGTATCTGTCGAGCCCTCCGTGGACGAGGCCAGGGTCAAGCTTAAGGTCCGCATTGTTTGGCAGGATAGTCTGGTCGAGGTGGACGGCTGAGCATGCAGATCCCCCTTTTGATTGAAGATTTGAAGCACAGTGAAATTTTTCAGGATAAACTCACCCGTTTCACGGAAACCTACCGCAGGGAAGTGCCAGAGTTTGAAACTCCGCAGCCCTCTGATCCCATATACCAGATACTTTCAGATCTGGCTTACACCGAGCTGATCATTCGGCAAAAGATTAATCATGCAGCACTCGCACAGCTTGTCACCCTTTCCAGTGAACTGGAGTTTATCTTTCAGGGGCAGCGGCGTGATGGAGAAAACTTTGCAGACTTTCTTTCTCGCATGCTCCTGGCTATCGGAGCTTCATCCCCTGCGGGATCCCGTGAAATGTACCGCGCTCTGGCAATACTATCGGGGCGGTTCAAGGTGGGGGATGTAGTTCATGGAGTGCTGGATGCAGCAGTACGCCCCGAGGGTGGCAAGGTCGTCGTCTATATTTTGCCGGGTTCCAAGGACATCGCAGTTGGAAGAAGTCTTGCCGAGGCCGTCGCTGAATATCTCACCAGGGAATCCGTGAAGCCCGCCTTGGACGACGTGGAAGTCAGGGTTGCAAACTCTGTGACGGTCAATATTCAGGCGGACTTTCGCCTTAAACCTGGCTACGGACAGAGCGCGCTCGACGCCATTCAGAAATCACTGCTCCTGGCCTGGCAACGTGAGCTGCGGCTCGGGTGGATGCCTTCCGTCTCCTGGATAACCAAAGAGCTGCATACGTCGGCAGTTGATGCCGTCAAACTTAAAACCCCGATTTCAGATGCACCGGATTCACCGACACGCGCGATTGAATACCCAAGCCCTGGCAAAATCACATTGGCATTGGAACGGCTTACTTGATCGAGAATCATATCCGGCGTTATTTCCCAGCCTATACTCCTCAGCGCATGCTGGCCATCCGCGACGGCGGGGATAGCGGACAGTTTACCGAGGCCCTCCTTGTTGAAGGTTCCCTGGAAAAGCTTGCTCCTTATGCAATCTCCATCCGAAAGCTGCTTCAGGAAAAGAGCGAATTCCTTCGTTGTCGGGGAACGCTCAAGTCCATACGAATGGCCCTTTCGTGGATCGGAATTCAAAACTTCACCTTCCGCCGTCTTTCACCAACCACCTATGAGCTTGATCCTGGACTTGTTCCAAGCCAGCTCCAGCTTAAAGCCATTATCACAGCACTGGAATTGTCCGTCCCCGCACGGGGGACACTGACACGCATTTTTCACGGAGATTTTGAAGTCAAGTATGTCTGAAGGCTATGTTCACGGGATCGTGGTTGTATCCGGCACCAAAGAGGTAAGGATCATTCGCACGCCCAACCAAAGTGCAATCGGAGCGGTCGGCACAGCTCCCCATTCCAAAAGTAGCGTCAAGGACGAAGTCCCGGTAGCGTTCTTTTCCAAAGAAGAGGCTCTTGCTGCAATTCATGAGTCGGGTGAGCCCAAAGGCACCCTCTATGATTCTTTGACAGGAATTTACGAGCAGGGAAATCCTACGGTCGTCATCGTCAAGGCCAGGTCTGAGTCCACTCAAGATATCGAGTCAGCCATCGAGAAATTGCTCGACGCAGAATCCGTCACCGGCATCAAACCCAAGGTTCTTGTTGTGGGTGGACACACGGGGACTGTTGTCATTGACCCGGAAACACCCCTTGCGATTCTAGCCGACCCCATAGTTAAAAAGCTGGCCCAGACCGCTCGTCGATTGAATGGCGTTGGGGTTGTTGACGGCCCTGCTGATGGCACGAAAGTGAAAGACTACCGGGATATCAATGGTGATGAGGGTATCTACATGGTGTATCCCAAGGTGAAGATCCCGGAGGGACAGGGTTATCGGGATGTTCCCGCAAGTCCATACGTGGCCGGTCTGCTGGGATCCATCAACTACTGGGAGTCCCCGTCCAATCGGGAAGTTCAGGGAATCGTTGGAACCAGCGTTCCGATCTCGTTCGCTCTCGACGATCCTCAGTCGCTCGGCCAAAGGCTGAATGCCATGCAGGTGTCAACGATCGTAAGGGCCATGGGCTTTCGTCTATGGGGAGCACGAGGAACGGGCGACCAGACTGACCTGACCTCCAACCAAATTCAGAAATTGAGGATCCGTTATGCGGTGAAAGAGGCGTTAATCATCAGTCATCAGTGGGCAATCGCCAAGGGACTCACCGCCACCTACTTTGAGACAGTCGCTGCGAGCGTTAATAGCTATTTCGCATACCTGATGGGCCTTGGAGCCATTGCAGGCGGCGAATGCGTCCCAAACAAAGCAAAGAACACACCGGAAGCTCTGTTCGATGGCAGGGCATATTTTACTTATCGCTTTACCCCTACACCAGTGTCCGAAACCCTCACGTTTGAAGAGGAAGTGACTTCGGATTTTCTCACACAGGTCGCCACTTCCGCGAACGCTGCTTAAGGATTCCAATTGCTCTTACCTGCTGTACTTACGAATGCAACCGTTCAATTCAACGGTTCAAATTTTAGTGGGAAAGTCGAAGAGATCGTCATTCCCCAACTCAGCTGGAAGGCTGAAGAAATCACGCTGGGCGGGATGCCTGGCGCCATTGAGATCCCTGTTACGCTTGAAAAGCTGACAGCGACTTTTAAGGTCCTGGAGCAAACCTACGAAGCCTACCTGGCCGCTGGCCTCAACTCGACGGGCCTTGTTACAGCCCTCGTGACAGGAAGTGTCAAGGTTCCCGCAGGATCTTCTGAGCCTGTTGTCTGCGTCTTATCCGGTTGGATTAAGAAAATCGAAGCGGGAACGTGGAAGGCAGGCGACATCAAAGCTGCCATGCAATCCATTGAACTCGCAGTATGGCGATGGTCCCTCAACCGCAATGGAGTCCCGCTCGTCAATATCGATATGCCCAACGGTATCGTGTTCCTGGGTCCAATCGACCAGAACGCAGTAACCCGTCAAAACCTTCTGATCTAGGATTTTCTTTTTGAAATTGGTTCTTGAATCACCGTTTACATTTAAAAGTGTCAACTACAAAGAGATAGAAACCTCTGACCGGATCCGGGT